CCATCTTATCAAACGAAAGAACCAAAAACTCAAAAGCGAAACACTAAAAAATATATAAGTGAAGTTATGACTTATGCTGTAAATCAAGCAAAGTTTAAAGCAGCAGATGAGTTTTGTAAAGATCACGGTTGGGAATTTATGGTAGTCACAGAAAAGGAACTTAAAATCTAATGGCAATCCCAAATCCTCAAGGAGCAAGATACCCTTCATTTCAGGAGTTTATATCTAGGACTAAAGGTAAAGATAATTCTCCTAGTTTTACCAATTTATATTCGGTTAGATTTATGTCACCGAATATGATGAGAACTTATACACCAGCAAATTTTTTAGGACCAGTTCAAACTGAAAAATTTGATATTGGTTCTGCTAATGATTTGGATTGGTTACTTGATTACTATGCTGATACTGTAAATCTTCCAAGTAAACAGGTTACTACTTCACAAACTCCTTATGTTGGATCACCATTTAAGTATGCAACAAATACAACATACAGTCAGATTAGTATACAATTTAGAATGCCACGTTCTCAGTATTCAAGAAACTTCTTTGAGAGATGGACAACCCTAATGGCAAGCGATAGTGAGCAATATACAAGATATTATAATGATTATGTTTGTCCTAAAATGATGATTTATAAGTGGGAAAGAGGTGGTGGAGGTTTAGCAGTTACTGATCCTGCGTTAATTGCTTCTATAAGAGAAAGTGGATCAGCAGATCTGTTATTGGCAAGAAAGTATCAATTAACTGCTGCTTGGGAACTTAGAAATTTATACCCATATAATATCGGTTCGATTCAGTTGAATAACTCTAATGCTCAGACAATGACTTTGAGTGTAGGATTCTACTATGAGAGATATAGATTCTATACTGCTGATCAGTTTGACACTGATACTATCAATTATCTTACTGTTGGTTCGAACTTAGATAATGTTACTACCAATTCAACTTCCAATAACCAAACAATCACCTTAGCTGCAAATAACGAAGTATTGAACGTTACTGGAAACACCTAAATAAATATACTGATGTGAATATCTATGGCATTACCTAAGATTAGTGTACCTAAGTACAAATTGAAACTACCTTCAGACGGTAGAACTGTGAATTTTAGACCATTTCTTGTAAAGGAGGAGAAAATCCTTCTCTTAGCTACTGAAAGTGGTGAACAATCTACTATTGTTGCAGCAATCAAAGATATAATCAAAGATTGTACAGACATTACCGATGTAGATAAACTTGCTACATTTGATATTGAATTCGTTTTCTTACAGATTCGTACAAAATCTGTTGGTGAAAGTGTAGATGTCAATGTAGTTTGTCCTGATGATGACGAAACTACTGTATCAGTCTCAATTCCCTTAGACGAAATTAAAGTCAAGAAGACTAGAGGTCATAAAAAGGATCTTAAAATTTCTGAGGAAGTTGCTATTACGATGGGATACCCCAGTCTTGAAACATTTGTTCAAATGAACTTTGGTGAGGGTGCTGGTGTTGATCAAGTTTTTGATATGGCAGCAAGTTGTGTAGAATCAATTAGTGACGCTAATCAAGTTTATGACTGTTCTAATGTTCCTAAAAAGGAATTGATAGAATTTTTTGATCAAATGAATAGTAAGCAATTCATGATGATACAGGACTTTTTTGAGACTATGCCTAAATTGACCCATACTGTTAAGGTTACTAACCCTAATACTAAGGTTGAGAGTGATGTTGTATTGGAGGGTCTAGCGAGTTTTTTCGAATAGCTCTTCTTCACACCAATCTACAGGCTTATTATGAAGGAAACTTTTCCTTAATGCATCATCATAAATGGGATATCGCTCATATCGATAATCTGATGCCTTGGGAAAAGGAAATCTACGTGAATTTGTTAGTTAATTTCCTCAGAGAAGAGGAACGTAGAATGAAGGAGCAACAAGCATCTGGTGGCTAAATTACAAACCTACAAATTTGTAAATCCTGGAGTTTCAAATGTGAAATCTCCAACAGTTGCTGCTGCAAGAAAACAAACCTTAGCATTGAATAGACTAGGGAGTACAATTTCTGGAATAGGAACGGTTGTTAGTGATATAGAGAAAATTTCAATTGCTCAAATTAAGAATGATAAGTTAAGAGCACAAGCAGAACGTCGCAGAGAAAGAAGAGAATTAGATCAGGCGGCAGAAGAAGCAATAGAAAATAAGAAGGCAGCAAAACAAAAACCCAAATTAACCAAAAGATCCTTAAAGATTGCTAAGGGTGGTCTTAGTTGGGTAGAAAAATTCTTAGCACCGATTGGAAAATTTCTTGGTTGGATAGCTAAACTTGCTATTACAAAGAGTGTACTTGAATGGGTATCAGATCCAGCAAATGTTGAGAAGTTAACAGATTTTCTAGAGAAGACGCACTTTGTTTTTTCTAAATTATTCGGTTGGGCAGCGGGATTTACTACTAATGTTCTAGAAGGATTTTCTTCTTTAACGGATCCTAATGGGACATTTGCAGAGAGATTAGGTGGTATTGGAAATATAATGAAGGGTTTGATCGGGTTAAAGTACCTGATGAACCCATTTAGTCTTATAACAGATATTATAGGATTAATCGATTTACTTGGTGGTGGAGATTTTCAGAAACCTAAGAAACCTAAGAATTATAATAATAAACCATCAGCCAAAAATCCATCTGGTGCTGATCCTAATATAGATGGACCTAGGGGTAGAGTTAAAGCAAAAACTATTATTGATCAGTTTGGTGAAGCAGCAGGAAAACAGTATAAGAAGATTCTTGCAGAATATGGTGATGATGCTGCTAGAGCATATGCTAACGCATTAAACAATGCTGGTGGTGATGCCACAAAAGCATTTAAGGCATGGAAGAGACTTAATTTAAAACCAGTACAATATAAACCAACAAAATTACAAAAAGCTGGGGATTTCTTTACAGGTCTTTTTGATTCTGGTGTCAAAAAAGGTCAGGAGTTTGTTGGATCTGTTCATAAAAGTCTGAAAAATTTACCTGCTTGGGCAGGAGAGCAATATAGTAATTTATCAAAACATGCTCAAAAGGGTTGGGATAATGTTGTTAAAGCAAGTAATGCAATTGGAGATTGGGGTGCAAAAAAATATGCTCAGGCAGGAGATGCATTTAATAATGGAATTAATGGTCTTAAATCTGGTGCTAGAAAATACCTTCAAGAAAAAGTATTAGATCCTATTAAACCAATTATTGAACCGATTGGTAGGAAAGCCAAATCAATTGGTCAGGGATTGATGGATGCTTTGATGAAGATTCCTGGCATGGATAAGGCAGCGGATGTTCTTAGAAAGAAAGGTATTGCTGGTTTCGAAGGTATTTCAAAGGCAGGTAGTAAATTAGGAAAGAGAGCAGCAGCAATTCTTCCTGTTATTGGTGGTCTTGTAAACCTTTTCTTTGCTTATCAACGTTTTTCACAAGGTGATTCTATCGGTGGATTGATTGAAGGTACTTCTGGTATTTTGGATGTATTTGGTCTTGCTACTGCTGGTACTACTAGTGTTATATCCATGCTTATGGATGGATACATGTTCGTTCGTGACTTTGTTCCTCAATTACAACAAGGTGAAGAAGCAGTAGTCAATGCTATGGGATTAAGGGGATTTAAAGATAGTATTGATAAGGTTTTATCTAAGTTACCTGGTCTTGGTACGATTGTTGATACACTCATAAAACCATTCAAGAGTGATGAAGAGAAGGAAGAAGATAAGGAGAGTAAGAAGGGTAAAAAGGCATGGTGGGATTTTGCAGGAGTCTTTACTGGTAAAGATAAGAAGGAAGAAACAAAACCTTTACCAAAAGATAAACAAACTAAAGAAATTAAGAAAAATCAATGGTGGGATTTTCTTGACTTATTTCCAAATAGAAAGGAAAAACCTCAAGAGATGTTCCTTGGTGGTCTATGGAAGGGTATTAAGAAAACTGTTGGTAAGATTGTAAGTAATCCTATAGTTCAAATTGGAGCATCCTTTATTCCTGGTGCTGCCCCAATCATGGCAGGACTTAATGCTGTTGCTAGTGGTAATCCTTTAGGTGCGTTGAGTATGATTCCTGGTGTGGGAGGAGTAGTAGGTCAAGTCCAGAACTTTATGTCTAGTCCTTGGGGTCAGGTAGCAACTAATGCTTTGAGTGGAAATTGGACTGCTGCTATCACTGGTGGTATAAGTCAGTTCAATCCTAAGTGGGGTAGTATTGCTGGTGATGTTATGAGTGGCAACTATATGGGTGCTTTAAATACGTTCAATCCTAAATGGGGTGGTATTGCTCAAAATATTATGGATGGTAATTATGGAGGTGCTTTAAGTGCTTTCAATCCTGAAATGGGTGCGATGGTTACGAAGGGAATGGCAATGATAGACTCATTTAGGCAAGATCCTATGGGTTTGATTAGTAATATTGCAGAACAACAGGGTATGGGAGGAGTCCTTAAGGCAGTTACTGGTTTATTTGGTGGTGGAGATAAGATTACTGCTATAACACAAATTGCATCAGAGATGGGTATCGATCCTAAAATTCTTGGTGCAGTAAAGTCGGCACATCAGCAAGCACTAAGTGAAGGTGGTATTTCTGCTGAATATGCTATGGAACAAGCTATGGAGTTTATTCCTATTCCCACGATTATTGAGAAGATTGTTCCTATCCCTCAAGGAGTAGCAATAAATACTGGTGGTGGTCAAATAGTAGTAACTTCACCTAATTCTTTACTTGAGAGAGCGAAGGGATCATAATGGCAACTATACAAAAGAGTACAAAAATTAATTTCTACAAATTTGTACAGGTGAAGGAACCTACTGGTGGTGCTAAATCTGTAGAAGGTGCAACTGTAAAATCTCTTAATATGAATACAGTTGCTATCAATAATCTGGGTGCAACTGTAAACTCTATTGGAAAAATTGCTAACGACTTTAAAAAGATACAACTTCAAAGGTTAGAATTAGCAAGGAAAAATCAAAAGGATTTTGAAGCAAACTATACAAAAACACAAAAGAAGAAACCTTTTGCTGGATTTAGTCCTGCTGCTTTAGTAAAAAAACCTAATTGGTTAGAAGGTCTATTCAAGATGTTGAGTGGACTGATTAAAGCAGCGATTGTTATTCCTGCTCTGAAATGGTTGAGTGATCCCAAGAACAGGGATAAAGTAGCAAATATGCTCGAAGCTCTTTCTAAGTTGGCAACGTTCATCTTTAAAGTTGCGGAATTTGGTGTTGTTAATACTATTGAAGGGTTATATACGTTACTATCAGATCAATCTAGTCCTTGGGAGAAGATAGGAGGACTTGTACAAGGATTAACTGGACTTGGAACTTTATTATTGGGTATGCGTTGGTTAAGTAATCCAACTAGAATTATTACAGATTTTGGTAATGTACTAATTTTCCTTCATAATAATCTAATTAGAGGTAGAAGGGGATTACTAGGTAGAGCTGGAGCACTTGGATTACTAGCAGGTGCTGCTTATGGAGGATATAAACTTTATACTCACCTAAATGAAGATGGGTCTGGTGGAAAACCTGATCCAAATGATAAAGAAGGAAAGTCTCAGGGCGGTAAAGTTAAGATCATACCTTCATTTGCACAAGGAGGATGGATTAGTGGACCACAATCAGGATATGGAGTTTCATTGGATGGAGGGAGATCCACTTCGTTCATCGGACATGGAACTGAGTACGTTGCTAGAAAGGCAGATGGGGGAGCTTTCGTCGTTCCTTTTAATACTCCTGCAACAAAAACACAACCACACCTAACCAATAAGAGGATAGGTGAAGCTAAGAGTCAGGGATTTAGTTTACCTGGTTTTGATAGAGGAGGAACCCTACCAAAACTTAAGAAACTCTCACAGAAAGGTGCATTCGATCATGTATACAATCTAGCAAAACAATCAGGAGGAGCAAAGTTCCCTGAAATTGTTGCTGCTCAGGCAATGCACGAGACAGGATATTTGAATCCTAGGAATAAGAGAAGTGTTTATAATGCCACAAATAGAACTAATGCTTTTGGTCAAACTGGTGATAGGGGATGGGGTACTATTCCTAGGAAGGGTTTTACTAATGGTTGGGCAAAATATGATACTTTATCCAGTGCAGTAAGAGATAATATTAAACTCTGGCATGATGTGGGCAATCACCCTCAAAATTATAATGCTTTTGGTAATGTTTTAGATGGTATTGCTGCAGTTGCTCCAGCATATTCACCTAATGCAGATCCTGAAAATATTAAAAAGGGATATACTACTGACAAGTATAGTCAAGGAATGATTAGAGCATTAAAAGTTGGTGGATTTGATGCTCTTGCTTTAAAGGATAAAAAAGCTCTGACTTCATCTAATAGTGGTGGACAAAGAAAGACTGGTAACATCTTCTCAAACTTTGTGGGTGGTGTTAAGAGTTTCTTTGGATTTGGTGATAAATCAGAAAGTAATAATAAGAAGACAAAAACACAAAATAAAGTAAAGGCAGTCAAACCTGCATCACACCCTGATACAGGTTCTGGATTTACTGTTGCAGGAACAAGGGATCAAAGTGGTAGACCTCTAGTATTTTCACAACCAGCAGCACAAATGTTTGCTGCAGCAATGAAAGATTCTGGAATCGATTTAGGATCATTTGTTGCAAGTTCTGGTAGAAGTAAAGCTAAGAATAGTGAAATAGGTGGAGATCCTAATTCACATCATTTATATGGAGAAGCACTTGATATTAATGGTGAAGGATACCAATGGTTGAAAGCAAATGGTAAACGTTATGGTTGGCAATATGTTTACAATCATAATCCTGATAGTGCTCACTTTAAGTATGTTGGTGCTAAAGCAGGTACTACACCGATTTTATCAGAAGCTGGTAAGGAATATGCTGGTGGTAATAGTCTTGAAGGACATATAGGTGAAGGTTCTCGTGAAGGTTCTCATGGAGAGGATGCTAAAAAGAAACAGGAAGAATTATCTCCAAAAGTGAAAAAAATGGCAGAGATGTTTGGAAAATCATCAAGTTCTGCAGGAATGAGAATTGGTGGTGGTAGAGGTGCTAGTGGTGCTGCTCCTCCAAGTCAATTCCAACAAGCAAGGAAAGAGAAAAGACTACAGCAACAAACAAAAGAAAGAAATGATGCACGTCGTCAGGTAACTGAAAGAAGTCAAGAAATGATTAAAGAAGTCATGGCAGCAGTTGCTCAACAAAATGGGGTAAATAGTCAAGCAATCCAAGCAGCACAACAAGCATTATCACAAGTTGCTAGTGCTGCTAGTGGTGGTGGACAACCACAGCTGATTTCACAAGGTGGAGGTGGTTCAAACATAGGATCGATTGCATCCACTTTACAATCCACTCTTAATCCTTTGAGAGGTTTACTTAGATGAGCACACAAAGCGGAAGTATTAGAAGAAGTGAATCAGGTGATGTTGAGGTAAAAGTTAATGTCTTTAGAAATGGTCAGAAACTTCAAAGTTCTGATGGTGCTGATGATATATACGATTTTATTACAGGTATTGAAATCTATGAAAGTATTACTTCGTCAACTATAGAGGCAAAAATTCTTTTTAATGATGGTTCAGGATTCATAGGTGCTATGACTGGATCTGAACAGTTTAGAATTATAATTAGAGGAACAATTCTTGATAGAGTTTATTGGTTTAGAGCATATGATATTGAGGCAAGATCAAGACTAAACACTACAGATAATTTTATAGTTAATTGTGTTAGTGATGAATTTTTACAGAATGAGATCACTAACGTATTTGGAAATAGTCAGGTTGTATTTGATTCTACATCATCTTCTGAAATTGTAGAACAAATTTTAAAAACAGATAATAGGTATATAAAAACTGAAAAGAAGATTTATATTGAAGAATCTACAAATAAACAGCAGTTTGTAGCAACAAATTGGAGACCATTTGATTGCATCTATTGGCTTTCACAAAGGTCAGTGCGAAAAGCAAGAAAGGGTGGTACTCTTCAAAATGGATTTATTTTTTATGAAAATGGTTTAGGTTTTCATTTTAAGTCTATTGATAAAATTATTGATAATGTAAATAATCAAACTGAATCAGATACTAATTTTGTTTCAGGTGCTAGTAAGTTGTACACTTATGTGTATTCAACAAAATCATCTGGTTCGGATGCAAGTGATCAATTTAAAATTGAAACTATAGTATTTCCAGAAGAGAGAGATTTTTTAACTGGATTGCGTAACGGTGCTTGGGCAGGATTTAGTGTGGGGTTTGATCCTGTTACTGTAACACAATCTAAGATGGGATTGAGTACAGATCTGAAGGCAGATGCTTACCGTTATGGTATTGATGCTATTTGGCCAAAGATGTCACATTTGAACGAGAGTACAGCAGTCAATCCATTATCACAATTAGATACTAGAGTTAAAAGTATTGTTGACTATCCAAGACGCACAAGATATACTGCATTATCAAATCAAATTTTTGATCCAAAATTTGTAAACAACCCTCAAAAACAATATGAGGAATTGGTAGAACTTCAGGCATACCAATGGATGAGGTTTGAGTCTCTAAAGAATATTAAGTTGATGATTAAATTTCCTGGTAATCTTGATCTGTATGCAGGAAATGGAATTAATGTAGTTATACCTGCAACATATAAAAGGAATCAAACCACAGAGGTAGATAGAAAATATAGTGGAAAATATGTCATTGGTGGGTTGACACATAAGATTGTTGGCACTACAATGTCTACTGAAGCATTATTATTGAAAGATTCGATACCAAGAAACTAGTATTAATGCTCATAAATACTAATGTATCAAAGAGGTACAACAATGAAAACAATAGAACAGCATATTGAAAAGGATCAAAAGATCCTTGGAGATCCAACGACTAATCCACAAATGCGTCGTCACATTGAAGAAGAACTACATGACTTGGAAGATTATGCTTCACATCATGCAGCAGAGATTGCAGCAGGAGATCATCATGATCCTACTTGCATTGAACTTTTTTGCGATCAGCACCCAGACGAACCAGAATGTTTAATTTATGATGATTGATGACAAACTTTTTATCATGGTTACTTGGAACTTGGTCTAATAAACATCAAGCACAATCATCTCCCACTTTGTATAAATCTGTATGTGTCAGATGGGAGAAAAATGGTGAGTTTATAAATTCGATTCATTGGGGTAGGAGAAGATCCGATGATCCATATTTAAAAACTTATAAGAAATTAGTAGAAGTATCGGATAAAGAAGTTATTTTAGAACATTGGGGTGGA